TGTTCTTTCGCTTGCTCAATGTGATTGAGATACAAATGAGTATCTCCTAAATTTCCAATCAATTCGTCAGGAACCATATTAACCGTTTTTGCAATGATTTCTAGTAACAATCCGTAAGAAGCAATATTGAATGGTAAACCTAAGAACGTATCTACACTTCGTTGATTCCACATTAAAGATATTGCTCTTTTGGGAGTAGACGGTTTAGCGATTTCTTCTACTATGTAAAGATTCTCCCATTCAACGTTAGTGTTTTTCATAACCCATTGAACCTGTTCTTCCCATGTTAACTCTCTCGTATAAACTTGAAATCCATAATGACATGGTGGAAGAACCATTTGGTCTAACTCACCAACATTCCAAGCATTAACCATTAATCGTCTTGAATCTGGATTTGTTTTAAGGTCGTTGATTAGGGTTTGGATTTGGTCTATACCTTCTTTCCATATTGATGGTCCATCCAATCCTAACGGGGTAGTATATTCACCTTCTCTCCAACTTCTCCATTGCTTACCATAAATTGGTCCTAATTCACCAATTCTCCAACCATTAGCATCTACCCTACTTTCCTCACCATTCTTTATCATTTCAATAAACCTTTCCTTACTTGCTGGTTCTAACCCACCATTAATCCTTTTAAGGTATCCTTGATACGCGTCACCATCCCAAATATGACAACCATTATCAACAAGGAACTTAATGTTTGTATCACCACGAAGGAACCATAACAACTCGGTCACCATAGTTTTAAATGCCATTTTCTTAGTTGTAAGTAATGGAAAACCATCACTCATTTTATGACGAATTGTGTAACCAAAAATACTCTTTGTTCCGGTGCCGGTTCTATCCTTTTTTTCTACTCCGTAATCGATTATTGTCTGAAGCAGGGTCGTGTACTGTTTGTCTAGTCTATTTTTCATTTTGCTTTAAAATTTTGAGTGCCATTGCTTTTAATTCTTCAATGTCCTTTTCCGTAGAGTTGAGAGCATTATAGCATTCAAATTCAACTCTATCAATGCCTGACTCCATTAGAACAAGCACGTTATAGTCAGGAAGCTGCTCAATAAGCATTTCATAATAACTTAAATAGTTAGCTTTCTGCTCCGGCGAATGTGGGAATCTTATTAAGAATATTGGTTTTACTTGCATAAATTAAAGAGATATTTCGCGCCACGGACCTTCGTTCTTCCAAAATTCGTAAGTGTCTCCGTCCTTTGGACCATTGTCCCTTGGCTTGATTTGTTGAATTAGTTTGTCAGCTTTAGCAGCCTCTTTGGATAAGATCAGGTTCTTCCAATCTCGATCAATTCCTTCGATCCCAGAATCATCAAAGTTTTTAGTGATTCCGGTCTGGTCAATCGTGATCCATTTAGCGGAGTCCAATACGAACCAAGTATTACCTGTGGTTACTCCATATAGGAATAGAGTTCGTGACTCAGAGAGTTCTCCATGATCGGAGACAAGTCTATCGAATACTAAATTGCCAACGTCGATTATGTCCTGCATTACTTATTATACTATGATTGTAATTCCGGAACCCAGTGAGTTGTGCGGCCGTCTGAAGTTTCTTCCCTAACCACTTGATTACCGAGAGGATCTTGTTTCTGTGCGTACACCTCAAATTCAAATGTAAAACTACCAGACTCACCGGTTACTTGACGATAGTTTCGGATGCTGGCTCCACCTTGTTCGTATGAGGCTCGCATGATAAGTTTTCCCCAATTCCAAAGTTGGCAAATTTCGTCCTGCGTCAGGTCTTTTACAAGTCGGTACGGCGATACTCTACAACGATACAAAATTTCGCATTTGATGTAATTACCGACTCCAGCAAAGAGAGACTGATCCATTAATGCTTCAGCAACAGTTTTCTTTTGAGCCTTAGGTAGTTCAACCCTTCTAATAAAATCATACATGCTCGAGGTCTGATCGTTTAGCATGTCAAGTCCCAAGCTTGATAACTTCTTTGGCAATTCCTCAAGCTTTGTGAATTTTAAGGTGCCGAACCTACGCTGATCTACGAAATAGAGCGAGGCACCATCCTCAAATCCAATTCTAAAATGACTGTGCGGTTGTTTATCGGTTGACCAGTATCCGCTCATCCCCAGCGTTATCCAGAGACAGGTCTCGTCATTGAATTCCAACCAAATGAATTTGCCCTTAACTCCACCGCCAATCACACGAACGGGCACGGCAGGCTTTACTTCAAGGTCTGGAGCTCGTTTTAGGAATCTCCCTCCCAACACTTCAAATTGTGTAATTGTTCGATTTTTAGAGAATTCCGAAATTCCTTCGTAAACTCTTCTGCATTCTGGTCCTTCTGGCATGGGATAAATAACTTTACTAAAATATACCAAAAGTTAATGAAGAATTACGTTGCACTATTTGAAAGCTTTGAGGAATCATTCGACGATTTTTACAAGAAGCCAAATCCAAAATCCGATAGTTTTTACCGTACTGTGTCAAGGGAACTGATTGAGCTTGCTAATCAGTACATGGAGAATCCAAGTAAAATCAATCCGTACTCTGAAAAGTACGAGACTCCTACTAGAGTCAGAGACTTACAGGACGACTTAATTGTTGAGATAAACGATACTGCAAATGAGGATCTTGCTCAGGAATTCGCTGAAGAATCTGATTCATTATTACAGTCTTATGAAGTTTCTGAAATGAATAAAAAGGAGATGTTCGCAAAGGACACCGAGATGCCAGACAATGAAATGGTGGACAAAGACGTAAATAAGATACAATATCAAAGACCTGGCAAAAAAATTACTTTTCGTCCTTCAAGAACTCATCGCTAATCTCAAGTATAATACTCAAATTCACAAAATATGTATTACTTAGCAAAATTAAGATTTGAGTCGGAAGACGACAATGGTAAAACCAAAAAAATTAGAGAACAGTACTTGGTCGAAGCAAGCTCAGTCGGTGAGGCTGAACAAAAATTGCTCAATCGATTCGGTGAAGGAATTTCGCCATGCCAACTTGAAGCAATTCAAGAATCCAAGATACTCGGACTAATAGAATAAAGAAAAGGGAGCTAAATGCTCCCTTTTTTATTGCTCAGTAGTTTGTAATAATTGAACGATTTTAGCCTGGTCCTCAGGCGATATTAGGACAGAGTCAAAGTCCCCGTATCTGGATCTGTAACCGAATGCATATTTTAAACCGATCCATAATCTCTTGAAAAAGCCTGGAGTAGGGCTTAAGTGAATTTCCAACCAGACCTCTCCGTCTTTGGTATCTTTAATCATAATGAACTGGTGTTCTGGACTGTAGCAGTCGCATAGAACTACATGTTTTTCTAAACTCATCTCTTTACTGGTATTTTTTGAATTATTGCCATTTTGCCGACCGGCGACCACTGTGCCTCTTCGAAGTGTTCAAATTGCTTTGAATCCCAAATAAAAACTCTTCCCATCTTATTCATTACTCCTAGCGCGGCACGCTCAGACAGATTGGGAAATGTGATTCCTTGTTCGAACAGCGCGATCTTAAATGCTCCACGAAAGGTCGCAGCTACACAGATAGGCGATTCAGATTCGCCGTTTCTGGCAGTTATCAAGTGAACCTGTTTGGCTCTAGTTGGACTCGGCATTGAATTGATCTGGGAATTTTTGAGTTAGGGCCTCAAGCACAGATTCGTCAGATTCATTTTGTTTGACCATATCGTATGCAAAATCAAACATGTCAATGCTCACCGGGTGTCCAATTATCGCATCTATCTTTCTGGTGACCGTGTACTTCGGGCCGTTTCGTTTCATTAAACTTGCCAATACTTCAGGCTCTGGAATGTAATACTTGTTGAAGCTCATAGAATTATTATACTAAAACTCTAGAAACGGATTACTGAGTTGACCGTTTTTTGAATTGGTACTCAACCTCCAGAATAAATAACCTAAAATATTCTTATAACAAATGAGCTTTTCAATTCATCCATTTTGCGAAAATGGAAACAATGTTCCAGCAAACTGCGTTCATGCCGGACCGGTTTCATTGGGCCTATTACCGAAGGACTACAAAGCCGATACTTCCAATCTTTGGAGAGCGGGCATCGACCCAGGTTCTAATTTACTAGTCGCTTCGACCACCTTTGCCAGAGGATTCGGTGGGATCACGGCAGCCACCTCAACTCCAAGGTACTGGTGGATATCCGGCCCAGCCAATGACCAAAACACCCTTGAGGCCAAGGTCAAGGAGGTCGTGGGTCGTCTGCCTGAAAGAGCCGTAAATAATTACGTACCATTTTCGGATTACGCGACTGCGTACAACTGGGCAAAGACCAACGGTTATGCTTTAATAAATTGTAATTACCCAGCATACCTTCTCGGCGACGCCCCAGGTAATGACACACGACCAATCGTTAATATTGAATCTGGATTTTTACCTTCCTATGACGGTTCACAATCGAAGATTCGTAACTTAGCGAATCCTAACGCTACCGCCGGGTTCCCGACCGGATCAAACCCGGCCCTACCTCATGAGTCAATTACGATGAACGTACAGCAGTTAGGTTCACTAAATACTGGAATTGGAACTGAGTCTGGAATACTTTATGGTGCGAACGGTCACATTAGCCAAGTTGCTGATAATATCGTGAGCAACCTAAATAATGGACTAGTCGTTGAAGGAGTTTTTGGTATACCGGACGGAGCGGCTCTCGATTTCACTCTGTTCCAGGCAAGAGCCGCAAATGACGATAACTTGGTCCGCCTAAGCTGGTCTAGCGGAACCGGCTGGAGAGTAGTCTTTGGGCCTAGTACTGTTGCCTATGAGCAAACTGGACCGGTTATCGCCCCGGCTGCTGGTCAATACTACTTCTGCGTATCGATTCCAAGAGTACAGACTGCCTCTGAGCCAGTTCGCCTGTACATTAGCGGCCAAAGCACCCCAACCTCAAATACGATGATTTTAGCGGAACAGGGTGGTGGAAGTTTATCATGGAATACGGCTAACGTGAGATTTTCATTTGGTTGTGAGTATGCCAGCAATGCAGGAGTTAGACCGATTAACCGATTATACTCAATGAAGATTCATGATATAACAGGCGCATGGATTCCAACATTTCATGACATGTTCTACAACACAAATTGGCCTATTGTGCAGAATCTTTATGGAGCTACCATAACTCCGTAACTGATGAATTAAATTTGATAATCAAGTTGAACGGATTCTCTAACCGAGAATCCGTTCTCTTTTAGAAAGGACTGTATGTCCGTGAACCTATAGTTGGTTGTGCACTGGGTGCGCTCATCCCTTACTCCAACGTAAGTGTGATTTAGCCCGGTGACGTAAACACCGGTGATTCGATAAGGAAAGGACTCTTTGTAGAGTTCAAGTCCGATTAGAGGTAGTCCGTCTCTCATTGTGGAAGTTTCTTAAAACGCCAGCGAAAGTAGATAGAGAGCCCAAAGAATAGTGCCGCTATACAGTACAAAACGAAATTCGCTCGCCACAAACTTCCAGTTGACTGGATCAGCCAATACTGAACCACGTCGAATCCGAAAGGATTGAAGAACAGAGCTATCATCATGCACCAGGTGGCTAGATTGCCCATTAGGGTTTTTCTCCAGGTAACGACTCTCACTTTCCATATAGTTTTATTGTTTCTAGAACCTGATTAAACCGGGTTCACGGAAATCTAATTCAATTTCAAGCTTATTTATTACCACTTCGCTTCCTCACCGATATCAGGTAGAGCGCAGTGAAATCCAACGAGTCGGGTCTTGGCTTCAAGAAAGCATCCGCACACTCCGCACTGCGTTAGCGTTGGACTAAAGTGCTCGCAAGCTTTACAGATCTCCATACGGCGAGTCTTCTCAGCCTCACTAACAAAAACCTTGTCCATGATTCGACTTAGGACGGTTGCCTTTGGGGCCGGGCTATTTGCTCCGCACCCACAGTTTTGAGTTGTCTCGGTTGACATTGCGATTTTAAACTATTTCTAAGAATCTTGTATCATTGAATTCTAGGTAGTTTTCAAGCAATGTTTCGTATTGCTCACGATACCTGAGAACCGCAAGATCCTTGGCCTTGGCCTCGACCTCGATGTCGATAGCTAAGCCGTAATTATTTATTTTCTCGTAAACATGGTCAGCATGAGATCGGGCAATGACTGATGCGTCCTCAAACGTTTTCTTACAACTTGAGTAATGAGTGAGAGGAGTGTGACCGTGCCAAGTGGTGTAGGCTAGACGTAGTGCAGCCTCCTCGGTGAGATCACCAGTATTGAAGCGGTGATGATGGAAATCGAATGTGATTGGTGTACCGATACGTAGATAGATCATTTGATAGAGATCGGTTACTGAGTATTGAGCAGCCTTGTCATCGTTCTCAACGACCAGCCTCGCCTTGGTGTTTGGCTTTAGCAACTGGAAATTTTCGCAAAAACGCTGAGCAGCTGATGCTTTGTCGCCGTACGTACCACCGACGTGAATGTTGATTGGAAAACTCACGTTTACTGGCAAGCCCATAAGATCCATGATTTCACAGTGCTGATCCAGGTCCTTGACCGTTTTGGTGACAACTGCTGGGGTCGGAGACGGCAAAACATCGAACTGGCCAGGATGCATTGAGACTCGAATGCCATTTGCTAGCGCAAAGCGGCCGATCGCCTGCATGTCAGGCAGAATTTCGGAAAAGTTTGGAAGCTGTTGAATTTCGTACTCTGACATCCAGGGAAAAATATCGCTTGACATTCGATACACGTAAATGCCGTTTGCAAGATTCCATTCAAGTATTTTAAGAATGTCCTTGACGTTTTGATGAGCGAGCTCGCCACAGTACAAAGGACCCTTCTCCTGAAAGGTCCTCTTTATCATACCGCGATTGGCGGTAATTTTTTGATCAGCTAGTGATAAGTTAATACAGCAATAGCCAAGCCTTACGTTGTTAGATACCATGTAGTTAATTTACTAAAAACCGACCAAGAATATCAATTTAGTTATTATTAATTGTGTAATTATGAGTGGCTGAACGAATCACGCGAATCACATCGAGCGCGTCCTGGCAAGCATCATGCGTAACTTCTCCAGGCAAATCAAACCTTTTCAAGCAGGTGTTTAAGTTCGGCAAACTATCATCTTCTTTCCAATCAGTGCACAGAATTGCTGGATCAATGATGCGCTGTCTCATTTGAATACATGAGCCCCAGCTCGGTAACTTTTGCAAAAAGAGCTTGTCAAACGTTGCAAAGTTCTTGCCGGCTGCATTGATCTTAACGGCTCCAGTGGATTCCATTTTAAAACCGTTTGCCATCAACCACATTTGAAGTTGCTTGGCAGCAAGCGCTGCTGGAATAATATTGTTGGCTTTACGATACTCGATACGCTCATCCTTGCTTAAACCTTCCAGACCTGACAAGATCTTTAGGATCCAGGCATTCATGCTTAGAGCAGTCGGCTGACCTGAATAGGTATCATGCTCAAGCATACACATAAATTTAGGAAGTTCATCAAGAGGTTTGGGATCGTTAGTATCCTCAATGACGGCGCCGATCTGTAAAATTTGACAGGCCTCTGAGTCGAGGCCTGTCGTTTCAATATCAATTGATACGTATTTCATTACTTTTTAAATTCTATTTTCTCAATGACTAGATCACCTGTGTGTTTACCATTGTGTTTGTAAATTTGAATCTTATTCGTATGCGAATACGGAATATTATACTCAAAAACAAAGGTTGGACGACCTGCTTTAGTCAATGGAGTGCAACAGCCCTTTGGGCAACTTTCGCCAGACATTTTGTGGTCTGTTCCAAAAAAGGTCATGTAACCAACGAACTCATTATCGCTTGTGCTAAATTCATTTTGATTATTGAGATAGACTTCATAAACTCCATGAGGCATCTTGGTGTAAGATACGGTCAATACTAATTTAATTGTTTTTGGATGATCTCCTGTCAATTTAAGTTGAGTCACAGCATCAGTAATTTGACTGTTTATCTTAATCGGCTCAGCTGAAGTTGCTAATACCGTTTCTGGATACGAACTTACTCGTGGTGAAGAGGCTTTAGGCTGAACCTTAACATCATCAAAATCGTAATCCATTTTGTAGATAATGTCTAGTGCTTGCTCTAGAGTATACGTAATTTTCTTACCGTTCTCATCAAAGAAAACGTAAGGCCATTCAACTTCTTTAAGCTCTTCTAGCGTTACAAGTTTTCCATTTTCTGAATTGGTCCACTGTTGCCAAATTCTGTCTATTTGCGAATGATGAGTCCAGAAAACTGGATCGAATCCTGCTGTAGGTACCCAACCCATTAGACCGGTGTTAGTGATTGAATTTGTAATTGGATTATTGAATTTCAAAGTTCCAGTAGTATCATTGCCTGCACCAATGTAGTCGTGCATTGCACCGTGTGGAGCAGCATTGATCTGATAACAAAAATCTTTATAATCGGTCTTCTTCATTAAGTTGGTCAAGTCAAGAGCTCTTTCGATTTCTCCGCTGATCGGCTGGCCAGCGTTAAGCGCATCGTATCTGCAAGCTTCATAGACTCCTGTTCCCGGAGTTCTGAACATTTCTTGTAAAACTTTATTATTTGAGTTGGGTCCAGAATAATCCCAGTACGGTAATGTGAACTCATTGTAGCCTGATAATTTACGAACGATTTTCTCAAAGTGCCAAATGTAAAGTCTATGCCAAACCAAGAAGTGCAATTTCTCCTTACCGCTAGGCGAGTGAGTGCAATTATCCCATGCCTCTTTTAGATCAGCGACCGTATGATAAGATTCGCATAGTTTATTGTCAGCAAGAGTGTCCGGAATCCAGTGAATTGCGCCTTGATAGTACCAGCTTAATGGATCAGAGCAATCCTTTGCTCTCATGATCTTTAGTGCTTTGTCAAGCGCTTCAAGATCCCTTTTTGCTTCTGGTGAGTGAACTTCATGTCTCACGTAGCGGTGAGTTGAATTGGAATGCCATACGTAAGCCGCTGCTAGGATAGCAAGTACCACGATGGCGATCGTTAATTTAATCGGTTTTGTCATGTCTATTTTTATTTTTTAAATGTTTCAGCCTGCTATATTTCCAGTCTGAATGTCTTGATGTAATTTCATGTACTAATTTTTATAGGTCAAACGGTAAGTCATCATCGCTCCAGTCCTTATCGACCTTGGCGGTTGATTTCTTCGGACCTGTGTCAATGCCTAAACTGCGGAAAATTTCGTCATCGTCGTCTTCCTCTTCCGCTTGCTTGCCCTTGACGGCTGCGCGTTGTTGACCGCTGATTCGATATGCCTCAAGCGTGTTGAAGTACTTTGTCTGACCTGACTTGTCGGTCCAGTCTCGACCCTTGACGTCAAATGCAACTGCAACGGTATCACCGACTCCGTAAGAGTCGATCATGTCACACTTGTCTTGAACAAGTCCGAAAACTACTTTTTGCGGGTACTTATCTCCCGTTTCAATAACGAACTCTCTCTTGCGAAAGCCCTTGTTAAAAGTCTGCGATGGGAATATTTCAATGATTATTCCGGTTAATTCAAATGCCATATTAAAAGCCTGGGTTAGTTATTCTTATATCGTAATTCGTAAAATTCTCAAAGTCCTTGCGATCAGCCTCAATTCGACGATCCACCGAATCTCCTGGCATGTTGCGGTTCGCCATTCTCTCACGTCTAATCTCCTCATCAATGTCAATGAAGATGACAAAAGATTTTTTACGAGAGTCCTCATCAACATGAGATAGCCCGGTAGGAGTCATGATGAACACATCATCCTCGTCGAATTGATCTCTTGATGTTCCATAGACCCAACCGTTGAACTCAACGTACTCATAGAACTCGTCATTCTTAATCATTTCTTGAGCCTCTGTTGGCGAGATGAAGATGTAATCAACTCCATCAATTTCGCCTTCTCTGGGTGGGCGAGTTGTGTAGCTGACTGCATACCTGAAGCCTTGAGCTTCAAGTTTCTTGCGGAGGTAATCTTTACCGCTTGCGGCACGGCCGACTAGGATTATTCTTTTATGCATGTCTAAATTAAAATTCTCTTTTCTGTCCGTGAACTACTTTTATTACTGGAAATCTCAGTGAGTGTTCTCCATGCTGGTCAGTGGTTTCTTCAAAATACTGGACGGTTATTGTTTTACCTAAAATTTCATTTGGGTTTTGATGATAGAACCGTCTTTGTTCAAGAGAGAATCCTGAACCCACTCTAACTCGATTACCCTTGTGCTCAACGATTACAGCCTTTAACATCACCTCTTCAATCTCACGACCGTTTTCAATAACTCGGTGAACATCGCTTTCATGATCAATGACCACGTACTCAGCATCGTGCATCTTTTTAACTTTCAAAAGATTCTTTGATCGCTTACCTTCGTATCCAACGGATTTACGCATCATGATGCCTTCATAACCCATTTGGGTTGCATCAGCTACCAATTCCTCAAAATGTTCCTTGCTCTCAACCTGTATCTGAACTAAAGGTTCTGCATAGGTTAGGCCGGTGATTACTGCATTTAAAATAATTAATCTAGCTGCAAGCGAAACGTTACCCGATTGAGCATTGAATTCCTCAAGCTCAAGAAAATCAAAAACGTAATACTTAGGCGACGCAATCGTATGGTCCTTGCGACCAATTTCCTTAATGATGCCTTGGAAATCTTCAAGACCTCCTTCTTTCATGATGCAAACTTCTCCATCCAAAACTTTACTGCGTAAACCGAGTTTCTTAATATCATCAGCTAATACGCTTAGAGTCAAGAACTCATTACCTGCTCTGGAATAAAACTTGGGCTCTCCGTGCTCGTCAATTACGGTAATGCATCGGACTCCGTCCAGCTTGCGACTTGCCCACCATTCGCCAGAGTCAAAGTCGACCTTCTTTTCATTACCGTCAAATTTTTCAGCTAGGGCAACATCGAATGTTGGCACCGTTCCTGGCATGACTGAATTAATTAAAGTGGTCGTTGCTCTGGTCTTTAGATTTCGGTCAATCACATCATAGATCACATCTGCGAACTCATGATTCTTGGCAATAAAACCATTAACCGCTTGTATAGCAGAGTGACCAGTCACACGACGTTCATTCAGATCGTCTAGCATTGCGAATATATCATCATAGTTATCGAAACTAAGATCCTGACGCTTCTTCAAGTTATCTGATGTGACGTAATACTGCTTGAACGGAGAATACACGTACTCGAATAACTTTCTGAGCATAGGCGAGTCGTATTTCTGTAGAATCACCTTTTTATCATTCGTTGATGATGTCGCTTTCATTTCCTCAATGAAGTTAACGACCGTTTGAAAATCTTGAGTTGTCATATAGGTTATTATACTAAACAAAAAAAGCCGCAGTCGCGGCTTTTAAAGAATAATTGTGATGATTAGCTAGGATTTACCGGAGTGTTTTCAGGATCGGCTTGATTTGCAAGTTCGTCCTTTTTAGCCTCTTCGATTTTCAACTGATTGATGATCTGATCAAGCTGTTTCATTTCCATTACTGGGCCATTTAGGGCGATTGCAATTCTGAAAACGCGCTGAGCTGATTCAAGGCCAGAACCTTCATACTTGTTAAGTAGAATAGCTGCGGCTTCAATCGCTGCTGCCTGCATTTCAACCGAACCAGTAGATTCCATTTTTTCAGCCTTTTCCTGTTCAAGTCTAGCGATTGCTGCTGAGACTCCCATGAAACAGTTCATTAACATGAATGCTTCGTTTGGTCCAGTAAATGTGAACTTGCCTGAGTTACATGAATTCTTGATCCACTTCAAGTCAGCAATGTCTAATTTGATTGGATAAAATCCAGTTCTGCGAGCGATTAGCATATCTAGAGCAGACTGTTCTTTTTGAAGTTCATCGCTCGGCATAGCCTCTTTCATTAGCTCTTCGTCCAAGCTAAATTCAGACTCAGGTTGAGTTTCTTCAACCTCATTTCCGACAACATCAACTGTAGTTTCTTCAGCGACCAATGAATCGGTTAATAATTCTTGAGTGTTTTCCATTTGAATAAAATTTATGATTTTAATAGATAATTCTACTCAAAACGGCGAATAAGTTTTAGGAAAGTCGGTCTAATATTATCAATTGGGCTCTAGATACTTTACCGTATGCCTCATTGATATTGATGAAGCCGGCCCAATCAATCTCTTCCTTTTGTAATTGAGACTTAGGAACGGTTAGAGAGTCTAGACCTATTTCAGAAAGATCTGATATTCTACACACGAAATAGTGTAGAGAATGTTGGTACTTACCGTCTTTGTTAAAAATGTCGATTGACTCGACCTGAGGTTCCAGTTTGTCTGGCGAAAGTTCAATTCCAGTCTCCTCACGAAGTTCTCTAAGTGCAGCATCAAGCAGGTCTTCTCCCTCCTCAACACCGCCCTTGGGAATTCCCATGATGGGCTTGACCCAACTGCCGTTGGCTGGATGAACTAGTAGAATTTTGTTATCGTAAACAATAGCGACGCCAGCTCCATTCCAGTTCTTCTTTTTCTCGTTCAAAAAATCTGAAAACGTTTTAATCATTCTTGACAAATGTTTGGCGGTACTTTGCATCAAGCACCTCTTCCCTTCGCTTAACGCTAGGTTTTTTAAATTCTTTACGCGCACGAAGTTCTCGAACCGTACCTACTTTTTCGAATTTTCTTTTCAGAACCTTTAGAGCTCGGTCTAAAGACCCATGTTCCTTTACGTTTACTATTAACATCGTGAATATTATACTAAAGCTGCTTTAATTTGAGCTAAGCTGGCCGAGTATGAAGCTGTGTCAAAACCGGTCAAACGAATTGCATCCGCGTTTGTCGCAGTAAGTCCTCTAACTCCAATCGCCCAAACCATTAATCCCTTTGCATGGGCTCCGGTCGCAGTGTCAATTTCCTCAATTATATTGGCCAATGGACTTCCTCCGCGGCCTAATGCAGTCCAAGCTGTCGATATTTGGCCCGAGCCGAATCCTGGAGAAATTAGTTGATACATTGCGATTAGTGATTCCTCGTCCTGAAAACTGATAAATGATTCTCCAAGCTTTCCATTCATTGCAACTAACACAACGTTTAACTTAGCCGCCGTATTCGCTGAGCCTGCAATTTTTAGGCTAGCATCATTCACTAATCCGGTAACAGCGTCCTTATCTCCGCCAGTTAGTGCTGAGATTTTTGCTGAAACGTCGCCCGTGCCAGTCAAGAATGGACGACTTGCATAAGTTGTGATTGTTCCATAGAAACCGCCAAGCGCTTTGCATTTGTTAATTTGACCGTTAACCCAATCAATGTGAGCCTTAGTCCAACTCTTTCCAAATTTTTCTATTGATACCGTAATTAAAGCTGCGATGAACTCATTCATTTTACCCTTTGGATCGTATGTTGCAATCTTGTTAATATCAATATTCTGACCGGCAACCGTCGCGGGTTTCTCGTAATAAAAAGGGTCAGTTTTCCAATTCGGATTCAATTTTACACTACCTTTGATGTACTTACCACTTTGCATTTGGTATGAAATGTAAGTCATCGGAGTCTTATTGTCATCATGGAATATCATAAACGTATAATTGTGTACAGTTCCATCATTTTTATGAGCTTCAGGTTGAGGTTCATTGATGCTAGTAATTAACTGATTCCATTGATTCACGTAGGCTCCTCCGTTCGCACCGCTTTTTATGTTGGTTAAAGCCGCCTCGGTTTGTTGATCCGGATCGACCTTTAGCGGATAAAGTTTATGTACTGATCCTGCTTCGTTCAATGGAAATTCAATTGATTGGTCTGCATAAACTTTATTCTCTAACATTAGAGCGTAGTTCGATACATTGATTTGATGTCTCATGGGTTTTTAAGTATATCTTTTTATTATAGTCCACCGGCTGGTGCAGGTAAAGGCTTTACTCCACCTCCAGACTTTTGTTTTTTAGGTTGTTGATTTGAGGCAGAGGTTTGACCAGTCGAAGCCGGTACAGTAACTCCAGCGAGAGCCGTTTTCAATTTAGCGTCAATGTCTGCGGTAATTTCGTTCTCTTCTTTATTTGTTCCAATCAACGATCCGATTGCTGAAGCTGTAGCAGCTCCGTATTTTCCGTCAGATCCGCCCTTTGTTTTAATTGTGTCGGCAGCGGTTCCGCCCTTAGCTATGATTGTCTTTTGTAGATCTTGAACCTTTTGATCAAATGTTGAACTCTTCTTAAGGCCTACGTATGAAGGAGATTGTGCAGCAGTAGAAGAAGTAGAAGCAGCAACTGCCGAGGTTCCACTAGTTCCAGCTGAACCTTGTGTTCCTGAAGAGCTCGCAGTGCTTGATGAAGCCGCCTGAGTTCCAGCTTGAGAAGTTGTATCTTTCATTGCAGCATCGACGGTTAGATCGTTTAGCGCAATCTGCATTTTCTTAGATGGGCTTAGAGTCATATCCTTTTCCTGCTCAGCATTCCATGCATAAACAGTACCGCCTGAAGAAAGATTTGATTTGGCTTGAGCCGGAAATTTCTTGACGTCGTAATTGAGCTCAGACATATTTTTATCAGTCGTTGAAGCTGAACCAATTCTCTTGAAAATGAAAGTTTCTGTCGCTTTTTCTCTCTTTAAGAAGCCGGCTTGTCTGTGTTTTCCAGTTTCAACGAACGCAATTGATGTTGAATTTAAACTGGTAAACGGTTGGCCTGCTGCATCAGCGCTAGTAGTTTTGTCAGAATACCAAGTTTTAAATTCTTGATTATTGACAAGATGATCTAGTGCGCTTTGTGCAGGATTAGCATCACTGATGGTATCGTTATCACCGGTTGCTTTAAGAACTACTGTGAATCTAGCAAGCTCGCCAGACTTAGGAGTCTCCTTAGTTACTGAACCTCCTGAGATTGCCTTTTCTGAAACTTGTGAACTTTGATTTTTGAAAGCTTCGAATGTTTTAATAAATGTCATTCCTATATCGTAATTTTAATTATTTATAGAGGTAAACCCAAATCCTTTTGTTTTGAAAAGACCCTCATTTGTTTTTTGACTGGATTTAGGTAGTGGAATTTCCGGCATGTCTCCAGCTTCAAGCATATCTTGAGCCTTTTTAATAGCAGCATCGGCTTCCGCTTGAGTCCATGTGCCTTTCTTTACGAACTCATCCGCTACGTCTTTCATTCTAGAGACGTCAGACGTGTTTACGCTAACTACTCCGTGTTCGGCATCCCAAACATCTGATAGAGCAAGTTGCGTAACTGGGTCAGTTCCGTCTATTGCATGTTGAGCATCAATGCTTGAATCTAGGCCCATTGACTTAAGAATCTGCTTAGAGTATTCTGTGCTTGATTTTTCAAAATCAGCTCTAGCTTTAGGGTCGTTTCCCATAGTAGATGTGCCTCCAAGCTTTGCAGTCGATCCTGGATGATTAGCAACATGGGCTGAAACGATCGCTGAGTTTGCAGCTGCAAGCATTCCGCAATCAGCTTTACCCTTTTTATCCTTTAATTCTTCTTTTAGTTTTTTATTCTTTTCAAGTTCTTGAGAAATCAACGAATCTAGCTGAGCTGAATCTTGAGTAGTTTCGGCCGGTTGAGCTTCATCCGCTTCATTAACCACAGGTTGTAGAGACTTTTCCATTCCTTTTGCTGCAAGCTTGGTTGTTGCAGTTGCGACGGAGGTGCTCATCTTATTTGCACCTACTTCCACTAGGCATTCAAGATTTCCAAATTGTTGCCATACTAACCTAGATAGGAAACTTACAACTCGACGGAACGGGATTGCTCGTTTTGCCATTGTTCTTCCCAATCCTTCCATTGTTTTTGCAACTTTAATGGTTTCATCCATGTGCTTAACGCCTTCAACGAAAGCTTTTGGCCTTGCGACGAATGGCGTGAATGCTTTGATTTCAGCCCTACTTAGATTTTTAGATAGCTGCGGATCAGTTAAGAAAGTCTCAAAGAACTTCTTAACACCAGCCTCATCTCCTTTTCTTGCCATTGCAATTAGATCCGCACTGCCTGGTCTCCAACCCAAGTCAGCAAGCTTCTTTACAAGCTCTTTGTCCTTTAGTATTTTATCAGCACTTAATTTAGCTTGTCCGATTATTTCATTCTCCATTTTTGCAGCAATCCAAATCTCCTGCTCAGCTTGAGAAAGTTTTGCAATCCTATTCTTAAAAATATCTGTCTCTTTAACAACACTGCGAAGATCTCCAAGATAACCGGTTGCATTCAAGTATTTGTCAACTATCGCTTTATCAAAGTCAGCGACCTTTGATCTAACTTCTGCCCATACAGCATCACCGGTCTTTCCGGCAGCACGAGCGTCCGCTTGTACTTGTTTAACAAGTGCACTTCTTTCTCCCTTTGCGGCAGTTAGGGCCTGTTTAGTTAGGTCATCTGATGCTCTAGCGATAGAATCGCCCTCAGCTCCAGCTAGAATTTTAGAAGCAGAATCAAAGTTCTTGCCCCATAGATTCATATTAGCTGCGAGTTTATCGACGAATTGTGGAATCTTAGCGGTGTATTTCTTAGCTGCCCCGAAGGTTGCAAGATTGATGGCTTTTTCAATAAAGCCTGATATTAATTTAACGATGCTTACACCTGATCCTACTATGAAACTTGCAATATTCTTAAGCAGGGTTGCAACATTTTCTAGCAAGCTTCTTCCGCCAATTTTAATGAGATCTTGTCTTGCAGCGATTACAATTTTCCCGATCGAAACTGCAGTTGCACCGTTTCTGAATAAGATTGGTGCTATTTTGTTTATTACTGGTGCAGCAGGCTTAAGGAATTTAGTAGCTATCGCATTCACGTGAGTTACGTCAACTGCTGATAATAAGCTAAGTATCATTGAGAACCAGTCTTTCTTGTAGAGTGAAATTACGGCAGACAACACGTTTGCAACAATGTCTATCGGAAAACCTGCCCAGGTAAAAGGAACGATTCCTATAATGTCCAAGATCAATCTCAAGATGTTCAAGGTCATCTCAGTTGGATCAGGATCAGCGACCATTTTCTTAATGAAATTCCAAACCGACGAAAGTACTCCTTCATCAAGAGCCTGAATCGTAGCTAAATATTCTCCGCTTTCGCGTAGAGCTACTGTGTCATATCCAGCCCTAGCCAAAAAGTCCTCTTTTTGAATAATGTCAGTGATATCGTCAATCTGTTCTAATAAGAAAAGTTGGTGATCTAATTTAGCCTGAGAAACGGCTTCATCTACTGGAAGATTGAAGAAATCATCCATTTTTGACCAATCTGTTCTTTCGAGTGCCTCGAAAAAAGCAGTTGGAATATTTTCAAAATACTTGACGAGCTTGTCTAGATTTTGGTTGTTTTCATTTAGCGAGTTAAAGTACTCTTCTGCTGAAACTACGTATTGCATTTATTAATTTGCGTAATTTCTTATTATTTATTCTTTGCTCGAGGCTAAAGTTGGTCAGCGCAGTGTCGAAGAATCTTTAAATAGTCCTTTCTGGAACACTCGGCTAGAAACTTACAGATTTCCCAAAAATCCTCAACTGTTTCAAACGTCATTGCTGGGTGCTGACCCCATTTGTAAGATACTGGAATCACGCCGAATATGATGGACTCATAAACTCTAGCTGGAATGAATTTTTCTCTAATGTATAGATCCTTGCTCACGTTTACTGATACTAAGGACATTCTGAAATGATCCCAAATACGCTCTCTATCCTCTCTGGCAATCAAGGAAACTCCATTCATTTTACCTATCCAATTCTCAAGACCCAAGTCTTTTTTTGCGGCAACTGACATTGTGAACGGTGCTCCATCAAACATTTGAGCCTGATCGACCGACTGGATGATATCGTTTATGATTGGATTCTTGGAATGGCCCTCTTTATAATTATCAAAGGAAAGGTTTCCGTAGTACATCAAATTCATAGGATTTGACTCTATTGAATTTTCATGAATTCGCAAGCAGTCCTCAATGAAGGCTTTGCTCATTCCAGGCATTGTAATTGATGGAATTTCACGACTAAGGCCAAGTTCCTTGATGGTAGATAAGAATGATTCACTTAGCGAAAGGTCTGTGTCAATGATGACGATATCAGCGGGATCGTATCCTACTTCTAGAGCAGTGGTAATGATGTCTTCAAAAATCTTAGCGTCTTTCAACTTTTTCTGTAGAGTCGATAGATTCCTGAATCTGGCTTTTAAAAAGAGCTTATCGTATTCACGATTCTTCACCTTTTCGATAACTTCAGGATATGAAATCTGATAGTTATTAATTAATTGTCTTGAATACTCAGTCATGAGAACTCCCAGATTATCATTAGGAAAAAATGGATCAATTGAGCCGCTTGTATACTTATCGCTAATGTAATTCAAAAAATCGAATTGATCAACTTTGAATTTATCAGATAGGGCTCCCATTAATCCAAGTTGATAGAATGTATGACCTGGGATATTTGTATCGAATATGCCTAATTCGCCAAAATAGGCATAGAGTGATTTACTTGATTTCTTTTCCATTGTAAGTATTTTACTAGAACTCCATCATTGGGTTCTATGTCTAACCGGTTTTCATAAAAAATATCCCAAGAATCTGCAGCGTATTGTCCAATGCCGTACAGTTCCTTGGGATGTTGCCAATCCTTATCAATCCAGTCAAAACTGAATTTAATTAGAGTTTTCGCTCGCCTATTATAAAAGCCTAGGGGTTTAAGAAGCTGTGAAAGTTCAGATGGGTCAGCCATTGACATTTCAACTGCATCTGGATAACGACGAAAGAGTTCATCACGAACTCTATCGACCTGAACTCTTCGAGTGCAGTTAAGCAAGATGCAACACACTTGTGATTTCCAAGGGTCGCTATGATAAATTTCTTGCAATAACTCGTATGGGCTCATTATACCTTTTTAAATCCAGCAAAGTGAGTAATGAAGTGCTTACCGTTTGCTGTTCTTGGGTTAACGAAGATTCTGTCAAAATTGTTTCCGAAAATTTCCATGATCTCATTGAATTTAGATGCACGGTTTTCAAGTAACCAACTGTAATGAAAGTGGTATTCAACGATGAATAGCTTCAATTGATCGAAACTTTCCTTATTAATTGCCTTGATCATATCGTATTCAAGCCCCTCAATGTCCATCTTGATGCAGGTGATTCCCTTTTCTTTGATGATTGTGTTGATATTTTCAGCAGGAACTGTTGTGACCTGACGTCCTCGGATTGGATGGACGCTGTGCTTACCTGAATCTTGAGATAGAAAGAATTCTACGGATTCAGAATCGTCGGCTACTATTGCTTTCTCGATTATCTCACAACGGTCTTGTACATGATTCATTTCAATATTTTGCTGAGCGAACTCAACGTTATTGTGAAACGGTTCGTAAGAATAAACTTTTTGAATTCTTGGAAATTGTGTTAGCAAACGGGTCGCAAATATTCCAATATGGCCTCCTGCGTCTAGCCAAACGTCTTCCTCGTTTAAATCCTCAAGAGTCAATGGTCCGCCTGGGTTTTGAGCATAATGAGGTATGAAAAGCGGTTTGAAGTACTCTCCGCCAGTAGGCTTGGTTGAGATGTTTTGAGAAACGTTGAATTTTATCTCTTCCTCAGATCTAACTAGAAATTGATATTCGTGATATTTAGTTTTCTTTTCGAAAACTTGAAGAGTTCCATTAATTCGAGCTTCTTCGATTGAGCATAGTACGTCAGCCATTTTACATTGTCTTTAGATGATATTATACTAAAGATTATGCGATTTGGTCTAGAGTAACGTCCTTTTCTTTGATCGAAAGTTCGTCTGGATTTTGAGGATTTGGGCCAGAAGTCTGATAGTCCTTGTACTTAGAAGAGTCAATCTTTTCGATCTCCTCAGGCTTAACCGATTTGTACTTATTGTCAGAACCCATCACCTTGTAAGTTTTACCGACTGGATCAATTCCAACAATTTTCGCAGATTGACCTGACTTCAACATGACGCGTTGGCCAGTTGCGTACTTAGCGGCAGTTGGGGACACTAGAGTAATGTCCTCGGACTCACTTAAGCTTTTTTTTTGGACTGATCGATTAGGATGTACTGATTCTTTAGAGAATTAACGTTCTTTTCAATTGACATTCTAAGTTCGTTTAATTTCTCTTTATTATCAGCAGAGATTGTTGAATCTGATAAAGCTTCATTGATTTGAGAAATAGTTTTTTCTAATTTCTCTAAGTTAGCCTCAATCACCGATTTCTCTGAGTTAAGTTCCTTGATTTTAGCGTCTCTCTCTTCTAACTGAATTGAATAAAGCTCGCTAACGTCATACTTGAAGTTTTCCATTACGTAACTATGGAAAGTTAGGTCTTTCATTTTCTTAAGAATGCGAGTGTCTCCCAACTTTTCAAAAACAAAAATGTTTTCGCCAAGATTTAAAACGATTGAATTTCTTCCAAGTCTTTCGTTAATAATTGTTTTACCGAATTCGATATTAACAATAAGGTCCAAGTTATCAAAGATTTTAGTAAGAGCACTGCGTGTGTCAAGAGACTCCATTACGAAAAGCTCTGACAATCTAACGTTGTCAAGGTTTTCAACAACTGCACCATTCAACTTAAGGTTTAGTGTTCCGTTTTCGTTGATCCCGAAAGCAACTGATAGATTGCTACCTTTTGCAACGATGTCTGAACCTGATTCTCTAAAGTTCAAGAATCTGAATGCTTCGCAAATTTCAAAGAACTCAGGAAATTCTTGAGCGTCTTCCGCTGTTACTTGGGTAGGATCCTCATTTTCTGAAACTTTAATGAATTTGTTATCGATGAAAATTAATGCATCATTTTCAGTAACTTTATAAAAAGGAGCAATGATAGGTTTTACTTGAGCGTCACCGTTACCGATTCCTAAATTAAAGGTACCATCAGTTTTAGCCTCTAACATGCTTACGGTATTGATAAGTCTGCTAACTACTGGCAAATTAGAAAAAGAACGTAGTTTCATTCTAATTCCGTCAGCTGTTTCAATTCCTTCTAATACAGCTTGCTCAAGAAGAGCGCATGCATCTTTGTAAAGAACTGGACCCGCAAGCCTCATTTCGAAAACCGCGTTTAATACTTCTAATTTTACTCGATTGTTATTAACATAAGTTGAAATTTCTTCCAAAATTCCAGCGACTGTTTTATCATAAGCGAACTTAGAAAGACCTTCGTACACAAAACCTAATGCTCTGTACTCTGGCATAGAATTAACAGCTTCTTCCAATCTAGCAACCGTATGCTTGAAAATTGGATCTCCGTAAGTTTCAGATTCTTTGATAGCTTGAAGTTTGATCTTTAGGCCAGCTTCTTTAGCCATGTTCTGAAGGCTCGCGGTAGGTTTTTCTGCCATTTTCTTAAATTTAGCAACGACTTCCTTGATGTTTTCGTTTACCATTTCAGTAGCAAACTGCTCCAGAGTTTCTAGAGAGTTTTCTAAGATTTGATCAGGTGCAACACCCAACATAAGTGAATTGTTGATTGATTCAAGCACAACCTTTGCGGCGATGCTAGAATTTATGCTCGGATTAGATTTGAGCTCAGTTGTTAGTTCTTGTATGAGACCGTTCATTGAAACGCTTGTCTTTTTTTATTATTTATCAGCTTATATCGCTAAGTTTATTTATCTACCTATACTGAAGTTATTTATTCATCAGAGCTAATCTAAGCGAACTTAGAAAGTCGGTCGTGGCCCTCTTCCTCCTGCATTCGGATTCGTAGGCGCTTGCGATCTACGAGTAGTTGTAGGAACTGGCTCATCTTGGATGATTGTTGTCGTATTAGTCGTATCGGTTTGAGTATTCGTGATTATTAAATCAGTATACGGGTTCAATTGTCCAGCAATCGGATTTAGGTTTTTAACAGTTTCAATTTGAAGAGCTAAGTTACCTGCTCCGAATCTAAAGGTTTGTAGGCGCTTATTTAGCGAAGCATTAGTTGCCTCAAGTGAGGTGATTTTTTCTCTCAGTTCAGAAATAATTGTTTGAGGATCGTTTAGAAGTGCATTTTGAGCAGCCTCGTTTGCTCTTAGAACTGTAGCGTATTGTGAAGAAGGTAACCATCTACCTGTGTATAGTAGAGTTTCAGTTCCGTCTTCGCCAATTAACGAAATGAACATTGTTGTGTCAGTCGACTCAAGAATTTTCTTTGCCTGATCCTTGGGTATTCTAAATGCCAATTGACCTTTACTTGGATCAACATAAGCTGGATCAGTAAGACCGTTATAGACAAATTTAGAATCTGACCCAAACGTTAGAGCAAATCTTGAATTATTATTCAAATTAGCAGGCGTGTGAATCTTTGGATTCTTTGGATTCTTTTCATATACGTTGATCCTAAAAAAATTGTCAGTAGGATCGATTGGAATAATTAGCTCTCCCTGTCCAAAAATGACCTCCATTGAACCGTCTCCGTATTTAAGTAGAGCGTTCTTTTGGCTTATTTGAATGTTGGCCTGTTTGTAGAATACTGGAACTCCAACCTTCACCTCTTTTTCAATCACGGTCGGCATTGACATTGTTTGATTGACAGGAGTCTGCGGAGTTTTAGCTCCAGTGAATAGGTTTGAAATTTCAAGATTCTTTTGAACGATCTTATTGTAAACTTTCATTGACTGAGGTTTGTCAGCTAATTCAAGTTTGGCTAAGTATTTTCCGTACTTATTTGGATTGAAAAGAGACATTGACCCGGTTCGGATGATTTGATCTCCTGTCTTTTTATTCACGAGCCTAAGCGTGTAGTCTATCGACATTGAAACCGCGAAACCTGCCTCCTTTAGTATTGGTCGATAACTTAGAGCCGTGTCAAAGTTATCCTCTTGGTAAACTGTGAAATTTCCCGAAGGCACAAGAGCTGTTCCTACTTGTTCATAAACCTGAAGTTGGTGAATGAATATCCAATCGTTATCTGGGCCTTTTGCATTCAGCGTAGAAATTAAGTCTTCTGCGAAAGTTCCATTCCATGTTGCAAAAAATTCAATGTAGTCCCCGTCTGTTGCCTCTTGGATTATAGCTCCCAAACTATCAAATTCGTTTACTTGCGGAACTGATCCTTCAAAATAATTAGCGACTCTATACAATTCATACTTTTCTCCGTTTTCTGGATAATAGTCTTCGTATGTTGCTTCAATCAATGAAACTGTGATTGGCGCTTCTTTGATGAAACCTGTGCCATTCGTTATCGCGTATTCAAATGATGCTGATCCGAATTGATTGAAATCCTCGTCAAGGTACGCTAAGGTCGGAACCTTAATGTCAACGTATCTGTCGTAAATTGTATTAGTTAAGTAGAGAGGCTTTGGATTGAATGTTAATAGAGTTTGGGCAGTTTGCGCATCGATTAATACGTTTGCCAATTGTAATTGTTTTAAGTCATTTAGTTTTTGACGTGCTCCTAAAATAATGTTTTCAACCTCTGTGAAATTGAAGCCTGATGCAAAGTGAAACCTCATGGTGTCCATTATTGTGAAGCTGCTTAAACTTGCAGCGACAGAGGTTTCAGTAATGCTTGGATCGTACTGTGTGTATATAGGCAAATCAGTAAGATCTACTCTAACTAACCTAGATCCGCCTATCGCAACAACGCTTAAACCTCGAGTATTCTTTGTAATGCTATCATACGCATCTGTATTATAAACCTGATAACCGTCAACGTGCTTGTTGTCAACAAAATAGTATTGGGAATTGACGATGTCTGGAGCAGGATCTCCTAATGGAGTCATCATGTACTCCAATACACAGTAATCAGTTAGCGTTACAAATCTAGAAATCATTATTTCTTTAATTTAATTTTCCAGTACAGTCCACCTTGGATAGACATTACTTTGTCTGCTGAGTATCCGACTCCGATGCTGTACACTTTGTCCGTTTTGGTTTTTAACATTAGCGATGGGCCTGCAAAGTTAACAACGTTTGCCTTATCAAATCCTCCTACTAAACCGATATAAACTTGGTTCTTTGGAAGCTCTTTGACGATTAGGGTTTCTTTTATAGTTGTCTTATTCACTTGAGCATTCCATAATCTACCCAATAAACTGTTTTGCGAAACTGTATCATTAACCACAATGTAACCTAGTGAATCTGCTAATTTTAGGGTGTCTATATAAACTCGCTTAGCGTAGTAGTCTTTTACAACCTGCAAAGTATCAAAGCTTACTGGAGTCGGCACGTAGATTGTAGTATCATGATACACGTCTTTACCCCTTTTGTAAACAATCGTCTCTTGTTTTTGAATGAACGTATCAATATCGTGTTTTAATACTTCGTACTTTTTACCATCGATCTTAACGGTCTTGCCGGGTTTATTTTGTCCGCTTTCGCAAGTTCTCATTAGTACAATGATTAGCACTAACACTATCAATAGCATTGATTTTAAATCCAATTTCAATAAGGGCTTAAACATTTAGTTCTGACATAATTTTATAAAAGTCCGGTTCCTGGCCAGTCTCCTCTATTATTTTATCTATTAGAGCTTTCTCACGGTTCTTGTTGTTGTTCAATGCTGTCTCTAGTTCAATCTTTCTAAAGTTCAGCAGTTGAGTCATTCTTTCAAGCTCATTAATTCCAGCCGTTATCTTGCTGTACTCGTTTACGATTTCTCGAATTTCATTCATGTGTTCCATATTATACTTGTTCAAGTTTAACTCTAATTTTACCTGACATCAATGCTGCGTATATTGCTTGCACGTAAAATTCGCTCTGATTCATACCTGCTTGAGAATTAGCCTGTTGTGAAGCGGCGTCCTGTTGAACCGCTTGCTTATTACTAGGCTGCATTGAGTTGACTGTACTGCTTTGATCAATTTTAGTTCCCTCATTCGTAACGTTTGTGACGCTTGAGCTCTGTGGAGAGAATGTGCTAAACGATGAGCTTAGGTTGTTTATTGATTCAGGCAGCTCTCTAGTTAATTTACTAACACTTTTTTCTAAAGTTTTGTCAGGAGTCAATAATTGTTTTACCGAATTTGAATCTGCTAATTTTGAAGATTTTACGCTAGCTAATTCAGTTGACAATTTATTCTTGGCTGAGTCTACTGAATTAGATGCGAAGTCAGCGCCTTTTCCAGCAGCGCCAAGCATCGAATCAATTTTTCCAAAGTTTATACCCTGATCGGACAAGGCCAGTTTGAAATCAGGAGACATGAAACTGGAAAAAAGTAAATCTTCAGTTGAAGTTACTTTGTCCATTACTGATTTGTCAGAAGACTCTTTAACCGAATTTAGGCCATTTATTAGGTTTGATCCACTGTTTACAATTGAGTTTATTGAATTTTGGGAACTCTCTGTAAGTTTATTGGAGGAGACCATATTGTTAACTACTGAATTTAATACCTGTTTCTCAGTGGCCGATGCAATTGATGATCTTACTTGGTTGAGTGTTTGCGAATTAATATTATTCGTTACTGGATTTGCTTCAAGTTGAGCAGTGTTACCTGAGGTCGCAAGGCTTGCTGGTGTTTGAATAACCTTTTCGATCTGGACCGGAACTGCAATTACTTTAATTGTCTCAGTTGGCTCAGCCTTTGCAGTTTCAGCCTTTACCCCTTCGATTGAAGTGTCAATAGGTAGTGTCTTTAAATTAGCGACTGATTCGCCTGATGTTGGTTTTACTACTTCCGACAAAAGAACATTTTCTCCAGTAGCATTCGACGCTGATTGCTTTTCTTCGTTAATTGCTGCTTCCAGCACAATATCCGGGGTTGGAATTGTGAATTCATTAAAGTTTTCGTCTAGCTGACCGGTCGTGATGTCTTCCACTTAGGTAATGTCTTTTGGTTATTTATTAAAAAAGAAAGGACCTGAGCAAATTACGCGTCAAGTCCAGTTTGAATTTCGAAAACTTCTTGAGTATTTGCTCCTGATTCGTCTATTAAGAATTTGACGTAGCTTAGGTACTCATAAAAAGGCAATCCGTAAAGTTCGGTGATCGATTGGTGCAGCTTCACTGCCAGGAGACGATTAGTCTCAAATAAGTTGGTCAAGTCTACCTGAAATAAGGAAAAGATCTTTGACAGTGAAGCTGTCTGACGAAAAAATTGATGACGTCAATTTTGCTCCACACTTAGGGCACTGCGCAGTGACTGAATTGTCTCTAGAAGATTGAACTTGATCAACGAATTTGGTGATGAACGTGAATTTATTGATATGCCAGCCTAGACTTTCAGATTGAAGACCTGAGTACTCCTGCTGTCCAAATTTAGTCCAGTCTTGGATAATGTACGGCGCAATCTTTATGAACGACCTGTCGATTTGCCTGTTTAGATTCTTTGCTTCTGCGATTCTTTTACGGAGCCTTTCAATTACTCCGATCGTTGGCATATACAGATAGAAAGTTTCGTTTAACTTTTGCGAAACCACTTCAAAGCAGCGGTATTGAGATGAATACCATTGCTCTAGTTCAGCTGGAAATTCAAATAGCTGCAGCATGTTACTTCTAACTTTGACATCATCATTGAATTTACCTTCTTCTGAGCAAGTTTCAGTACACTGAAGCTTAACAAACAGCTCGTTCTGGCCGTCAGGGAAAGTTATTTCATGGATCAAAAAGATAACGTACAGTCTATCGATTTCCAAAATGTCTCTCCAAGTTAACCATGACTGACCTCCTTTGATTTTAAATCTTGTACACTTTTCAATTATGAAATTTAGTTTGTCGTCTATGTCAAGAACATCATCTTCATCGATTGTCGACCAGTGCCGTATTTCGGAAACTGTTGCTGCTCTAATTGTTAGTTCTGAACCTTCTGCATAAAATAATCCACCAGATGGTAAATTCTCAAGAGGCACATTCTTCCAGTATCCATCATTTGCGCCAGAGATCGAAGACTCTTCTGCAATTTGAACTGATCTTGCTGTTCCTAAATTAGTTTTCGGTAGTGACGTTTCAGCTTCAACCGACTTAGGTTCATCGTTTGAATTTTTGCCGTACTTTGAATCTTCTTGCTCGAGAAACGAAGATATTTCTTCTTCTCCACCAAGAGCCTTCTCTTGTTCTATTGGCATAAATATTTGTTCTTTTTAAGATTATATCACGAATTCCAGGAAGGTTTTCGCTAGATGGGACTTAGACTCAACAAGACGAGTCAATGTTTCTGGATAAACCTCAACTGACTTCATCGTTTTTGGATCTCTAATGAATGCTCTGATTATTTGATTGGGTTTATCAATTTTAAAACTTTCGAATTTACCTATTAATGATTCGCCTTCGCCCTTTTTACCTTTGAATGGCGAATTAACCTTGATTCCGCTTATTCTGGAACCAGGCTTAAAGGTTTGGCTTAAGTGTTTGATTTCTCTATCGAAATCGTCAATGTCGACACTTTGTGGTCTAGAAAGATCAGATAGCGGTAGTACCTTGATTGAAATACCTCCTGAGAAATTACTTCTGGACGCAACGAAGTTGAAATCGCCTTTTCCATAAAACGGCAATCCCCTTAATGCTTGTTGTCTTTGTCCAAAGGTAAGTACTGGTCCCATTATCTACTGAATGTTGTTGGAATTCCCAATAGAACTACTGTTACTCCAGCACCAACTGTGATCTGTGAAATGACCGCATAGAAAGTTTCACCTGGATTAATTCTAATGCTTACGCCAGCACCAGAGGTCCCCTGATCAGCTGTCTTAACCGCTGTAACTGTAATAGCGGATCCGCTCGGGTTATGAATTCCGTACCAAGTATCAGTGTAGTAACCGACTCCAGTATCGTTGGCATTGTTTAGACCACGGTTTGACCCATTCACGAATGATGGCGTGTAATCCGTTGAATTGTTTGCGTCGGTGTGAGTTTTTAAAAGTTTTGCAACTACTGTATGATTCATTTCTTTTTAAATTTTTTAGC